AAAGAATAGGCTCCCGTTCATGTCATGTGGCATTACTCTTCCTGAGGCGGTCTGTCTCGAAGCAAGAGGCACAGTCGTAGTGGACCATGCACCATTGACAATAGTTCCGTGGTTCCCGTTACCTGAGCTGTCATTCGCAGTAGTACCTGTACCCTCATCGAACTTCCATCTACCGATAAGGCCCGAGTGAGTTATACCGTCTGTATAGTCAGACAGCATCTCGGTAGGTGTAAGCACCCTATTGTATAGCACAGAATCTACCATGTTGCCAGTTAGAGGGTTAAGCCCAGTAACTCTGTTCCCGATAGTAAGAGTGGTTATAGCTGGTAGAGTACCTGAGCCAGCAAGAACCGACGAACCTACATCCACCCCATCAATATAGAGTTTTGGTTGGTTGCTAGCGTTCCCGTCGAAGGTAATGCCGAACCTATACCATTGTCCGATCTTAAACGCAGGCGACTCTACGATACTGTCTCCACCAGTTCGAGCAAGAACAGCTCTAAACTTTCTAGTAGTAGTATCGTAAGTTAGATACGAATGAGCACTAAATGTCATGAAGCGAGTATTCGCTACGTTACGGCTAACATAGACCCATGATACGAACGAGTATGGAGCGGTAGCAGAAGAGAGCACACTTGAGATAGTGATGTTAACTGCGCTGTTAGTAGTCCCGTTGAAAACGACACTAGACGGATAGCTCCTTGGCATTACTCTAGGCATTTTAGAATCCTGTTGCTACGTTTAATAGTGCGGCTACTTCTGAGCTAACATTAGCAGCTGCTGCGGTTTCTTCTTTTTTACCTTGGATATAAGAGTCCACGTATTGTCTCATGAATGTCTTAACATTCGCTACGGTATCTTTTGGAACACCTTTTAGTTTATTACCAGCAAAGGTTCCGCCCGTAAAACCAGATTGGTTTTGCAGGACGAAAGTTACTGTTGCGACATCTGTTGGTGCGCTATATGCTGTTATTGTAAATGTATCCACGGATTACCTCCAGGCTACGGTGACTTTGGTTGCAGCTGAGGTTACGATTGTAAGACCAGTGGCGAAAGTGACGTTAAATTCATAACTCGCAAGTGCGTTAGTTGTATCAAATGAGGCAATTATTGTACCAGATGCGGCTGTGTTGTCGTATACAATGATAGTACCAGTAGTACCACCATTAACGATAAGCTTGTGGAAGAAACCAGAACCTGTCTTTACTACAGTAGTTGTAGCAGAAGAGATGTATGTTGGAGTGTTCCGTTGTTCTACCTTTGCTACCTGAGCTACGTTATCTTCGTAGAGAGGGGCATAAGTTTCTTTTACTCGGAAAGCGTGAGTTACGCTATCCCAGACATCTCCTAGAATCGTTACCATTCCACGGAGTTTGCCTGATACGGTACCAGTAGTACCTGTTGTGTTTGCGGCATCGTTAACGGAACCTTGAGTTGCGTCGGCACCATCTACGGTACCTCCAGCAACTAGGCCACCGTTAGCAATTTTTTGAAGCCAGTAGTTATCGCCGTGAATAGCCATGGGTTAGGCTCCGTATACTGGTTCGTCGTTATCTGGGTTCAGGTGCCAGTTGTATGACATTGCATAAACACGATAATCGTTCGTACCGTTAGCTGCGACGTCTAGTGTGACTGTGTTGTTTTCTACAACAGTTGAGCTTAGGTTAGTAGCAGAGGGGTTAACTAGTGTTTCTACACCAGCTACGCTCTTGTAAAGTTTAACTGAGGCTGCTGCTACGTTACGGTATCCAATACCGAACTTAGAACCACCACCAGCAGATACAAGAACACCACCACCATCTTGTGCAGGAACTACGATACTAGTTACAGTCTTGAAGGCTTTAGTTGTTTCTAGTGTACCAAGGGTGTCTAGTGTAGGCGTAACAGTATCAGAGATAGGCTTACCTTCTAGGTTTGTACCGTTTACTGTGATAGCTGCGGCTTTTACGTCACCAGCTGTACCAGTTAGAGTAACTGTGATTGATCGAGGGTTCTTAGGTGTAGAACTCATTGGGATAGTAGTAACTACTGAGCCAGATGTGGCAGTAGCAGCTAGGAATCCAGTTGTTGTTCCAAGTGTTGGTTTACGAATTGCTCGGCTTACGAAGGTTACTGATAGTATACCTTTCTTACCGCGTTGACCGTTATCACCAAATGTGATTCTAGTAGGTCGGTCTGTTTTGTTTAGGGCCATGACAGGTCTCCTTAAAATTGTTATGTCTTTACTATAAAGAAAAAGACCCTATATTGCAAGGGTCTTGGTCTATTGCTTACTAGCTACTAGGAGTTGTCACCCTTAGAGCCGTATGAGCCTCGCCAGTCAGAGAAACCAGCTGTCCAACGAGCTACGACAGACCACTTAGCAGTCTTTGTGTCGAAGTCGTATTCAGGACCTTCGAGCCCACGATCATCGCGGTTAATCCAGCGAAGTCCGTGTGAGTTCTTGTCGAAGATGAACCATGCAGTATCACTACCACCAGCCGCTGCACCGAGGAAGTCCCAAACAATAAGTTCGAGTCGTCCCTTGTAAGGGTTGATGTCGTTGTTACCAGTACCAGTTCGTTGTTGCGATTCTAGAAGGATACGTGCTTCTTTTTCAAGTGCAGGTGCTACAACAAGTGTTGTTGGCGTAACCATTTGAAGTTCGCCCTTGTTGTCCTTAGTTGCTCGCATTGTAACAAGTGCAGTCTCTAGAGAGTCTTCGTTAAGGTCGTCAGTAGTGTAGTTACTTTGGGTAGCTCCATCTGCGTCCTTAAGAGGGTGATCTGTAGCGAATAGCGCCTTGCCATCTCCACCTTGGAACAGTGCTGAACCACCACCACCATAGGTAAACCCATAGTTTAGGATGTCGGCAGCGAATTGCTCCTTAGTACGGTTCTTGCTCCAAGAAAGTCGTTTAGGAGCTTTCTTGATAATTCCCGTTTGATCGTCTTCGTACATTTCGTACGTTACAGCTTCACCCATACCGAAGGTTTCAGGTGTGTAAATAACTGGGTATCCAGCTACTGGTGATTCGTAGACAATCGCATCACCTTCTGCTTTTTTGACCATCTTACCGATACCAGATACTGATGTATCCTTCTCGTAAGCTTTTCCGCTTGTTTCCACGTTGAAGATTCGCGCTAGCTGGCTAGGGAAGTCTTTTTCTGTCATGTTATAGACAGCACGGAAACTAGGGTCTAGTAGTTGTGGCCATTGGGGTCTTGAACTAATTCCACTCATTACGCGTTTACCTTATATTTATGTTCGTTAACAATAACAACAGCTTTTGCCGCGTTACCTTTGTAACCGAATTCAACCATTTCTAGTTGTCCAGTTGTACCGACAGTAGAACTGTCAAGTAGTTGTGCACCAGTTGCACCTGTTAGGTCGAAGCATTGTCCGACATGTGAGGCAGCAAGAGTTGTACCAATTTGGTCACTTGTAACAACGTATTTGTCGTTAGGAGCGATACCGTGAACAAGTACCTTCTTTGTACCCGCAGCGTCACCTACTGTAGTAAGAGTTCCACTGTGGTCAGATACGTCTGTGCTCTTACCAAGTACGATACCTAGTAGAGTAACACCAGCGATGGATGCGTTTGTAACACGTCCAGATGCTAGATAGACGAAGTCGCCGTCAGTGACAGTTACGCCATTGGCAACAGGATACATTTTTGATACACCAGTGAAGTTGCTTATTGCACTTCCGATTAGTTGTGGCATATGTTTTCCTTATATTTTATTTGCTATATTCAGCAAGCTCTTTTTCAGACAGCCCCATTTTCTGTGCGAACTGTAGTTGTTCGTCAGTAAATTGTGGTTTTACGATCTTTGCCTTAGGCTTAGATTGTGTCTTAGGTTGAGCAGCTTGTGTCTTTGCTGTAGTCATAACCTTTTCCTTTTTGTCTTCGGCGTCTAGTCCTAGGCTAATCCAAGCCTTTTTGAGGCCATCTGCCATTCCTAGTCGCTTACCCTTAGCGTCGTATGCGTCTGCGAAGATGCTGAGTTCTGCTAGTACTTTTTCCCTTAGAACGTCGTCAGAGACTAGTTCAGGGTGAAGTTCAGAGAATTCATTATACTCTTTTGCAAACGTATTGTTCATCTGTTCTCTAGCGTACTGGAGAGCAGGGTCAACGTATGGGGCTGGGGCTCCTTCACCTGTGGATTCTTCCAGTAATTTTGCAATTTCTGGGTTTTTCGCTACTGCTGCGGCTACTTGGTCACGCCATTTCTGGGCTTCCTTGTTTTCGATAGCGAGTCGCTGTCCTTCGGTTGAAGATTGCCTGTAAGCTTCTTCAAGGTTCTTAGCGTATTCTTCGGGGGTATCCCCTTGAATTTGACTAAAGCGTTTTTCGAATTTAGCTTCTTCCTCGGTTTCGGTTTCGTCTTCGACGTCCTCTTCCTCAGTTTCTTCTTCATTCTCGTTTTCAGTTTCCGTAGTCTCTTCGTCGGTAGTTTCGGTGTCTAGCTGTTCGTCTTCCGATTGCTCGGTTTCTACTTGGTCTACGACTTCCTCAACTTCTTCTGTTTTGTCTTCGGTAGTATCCTGAGTTGCCATATGTATGTTTTTTCCTGTCTGGTCTCTTTGCAGAGTTTCCCACTTATTAAATAAACTGTCACCATTCAACGGCTATTGAATAGTCAGTCGTCCATTTAATCGGACTTGCGCTCTTTTAACTTTTTCTTGCAGTATCCTGAGAATCCTGGGAAGAAAGTTGCACCTTGTATCATTCCACGGTTAAGCACCGTAGTCTCGTGATCTGGTGAGCTCGCAATCGTATTTACGGCTTTGATCTTTTGGTAAAGGTCGAGCACTTTGATAATCGTTTTGAAGTCTTCTCCATCTGCGATTCGTGCCATTACTGCTCGTTCTTTTTCAGTTAACTTTGCGTATACTGTTTTTTCCATGCTTATGTATATCCTACAACATTATTGTTAATAATCTCAAGGGTCTGAGTAGTTTTTACCTCAGACCCCATCTGATAGAGGGGCTAACCCCTCATCATGTCAACTTGTTGGTTTTGCTGTTCGGCTCCACCTGGGGTGTTTGGTTGAATGTCAGCTACTTGGCCAGCTGGTGGCATGTTGCTTCCCATTCCGCCTTGTTGTCCCCCACCTGAGCCAGGTTGTCCCATCGCACCTTGCGCTTCGGCTTCACCGAATGTGTGGTCTGCGATTATTTGTTGGATAGCTTGTGGTAGTTGGCTAAAGGCTACAGAGTCCATGTAGTTAAGGTGCTCTTCGGTGTGTACTTGTGTAGCGCCTTCTGTTGGTAGAAGTGGAATACCTGTACTCATTACTTGGTTTTCGCTGGTTGCGATTCGCTTCCATTGATCGTCAGTAATACCTTTACCGCGCATCCATAGCTTAGGGTCTTCATCGTTAATTTGTAGGTAACGACGTACAGCCTTGTTAGGGTCAAGCTCGCCTTGTAGGGCTGGGTTGAGTGTTAGAACACCAACCATTTCAGTAATCTTAGCTTGTTGCAGTGGCTTGCTTAGTACAACACTTGCATCACCCTTAACGATAACATCATAGTCACCTTCCATGTAACGAGCCATTGTCTTGTCAAGAGTGAATCCACTTGAGCCTTCAATCTCTGAGGTATCGAGTGTGTTACCACCGTTCTCCTTGTTGATCGTATACTCGCGGCCTTCAATCTTAATCTTGCGATAGACTTTCTTTTCGCGTTCTTCGTTGTCCTCTGTGATTCGTTCAATACGAGGTACTGGGTAGAAGAACTGAATGTTACTCCATTTAAGTCTACCAATCCTTGTAAGAGTGTCGATGTCACTTAAGATGTTAATCATGTTGATACGCTTTTGGGCAGCTTCCTTTAGGATAGCAGCTTCTGTCGCAGTACCACCAGCTTGAACACCTTGAACGCGATCATCAATACCGTGGGCACGTCTGATGTCTTCCAGTAGTTGTTCTTCCGCTCGGTAGTATGACATTGGTGTATCACCGTATTCAACAGGCGTGATAACTTGGTTGATGTTCATACCGTTAGTGTTAACTGGGATGAATCCGTTTGGTCGAGTTCGTAGGTCTTCGTCGTCTAGATCAACAAGGTCATTAACAAGGAACATCTTGTTAATTTGCATGTGTTGTCGGTCTAGTTGTAGGTTTCTAAGTGATGTACGTTCTTCTGATAGAGAGTAAATAACTCGTGGAATACCCATACCATAGATTCGGCCTGGGATGAGGTAGTGTCGGTACACAGCAAATGGAAGCTCTTTGTGCTTGAATGGCATAGGTCCCATACGTACAAGTACGTTGTTAGCTAGCACATCGTAGCAATCAAGTGCTCGGTTGTAGTAATTAAGAATTTCGACATCATCGTTAGACATGTCTTTAGCTTTCTTAAAGAACTGCGCTCGTTCGTCTAGGGTACCAGCTTTTGAGACTTTGGTAACATTCATAAAGTCACTGCGGTCTTTGTAAGCTCGTTGGAATTCTTCCCAGTCCATGACAGATCGTTCGATCATGTCTCGTGCTTTTGACTCGTGGTCAGCAGCAGGGTCTACATATATTGTATCATTTTCTGTGAACTCTGTAAAGGTATCGTCTACATCGACAATCTCTTTCTCAGTATATTCAATCTCCCCATCTGCATTTACAGAAGTAGGGTCTTTAACCTTTCGCTTTTCAAGTCGGTAGCGTTCCATAACGAAAGCGGTACCACGAATAGCAGCACAGTTCTTGGCCTTAAAGGTTTCATAGTCGAATCCTGTACGGTCCATACTGTACTTGAAGATGTCATTAGAGAATTGTTCTCTAGCAAGATCAGATGCTTCTACGGATGCAAGGATAGGTCGGCCTCGTCGGTCGATTGTTTCCTGCATGTGAGATTGTACGGCTGCAAAGGAATCAGGCAAAGTCAGGTGAGAACGCCAGTCGCCTTCTTCGCGCTCAGGCATCCATTGCTGGTACGCCTTATCAGCTCGCTCCCAGTGCATTTCCTCTTCTTTACGAATAGGGTCGTCACGCATAGTTTGGAATCTATCCCAAATACGTCGTCGGGCTTCACGCTCTTTCTTGTTCTTAGGCTTGTAGTAAAGACCGTTAGTCTCTACGTCTGTGTCGCTATATGTCATTATATTCCTGTCACCGCGCTTCTAGGTTTATCTGTTGTTCGTCGCTTCTTTTCTCTATCCCTATTCTTGGTAGTAGGAGGGGTAGCGATTTCAAGTATCGTAGCGAGGGCGTCGATTATATCATCGTTCTCGCCTTTGGGGAAGTGGGTAAGTTCGTATTCTAGCTCGTCCAGTTGGTGACATTCCTCTACGTGGTAGATTCTACCAAACTCGTAATAAGGGGCTAGAGCACGAATACGATCTTCCTTCGTCGCGCTTCTGGATTTGATTTCCTTTAGAGGAAGCCAGTTGCTGCGAGTCTTCTGTTCACTGTTTAACATATACATGATATTGGACTGAGTTGCAATGGTCTCAAGTGCGATTCGCCTTGGATGATACTTCTGATTCCAGTCAAACATGAGCGTGA